TTTGCATATTAAAATATTTGTTCGATTTAAAAGAAAGAATTATGAAGGCTTTACAGTGAATTTTATTTCAAAGGAATTTATTTTCTCAATTACTTTTTCGAGTTCACTGATTAAAAGTTTAATTCTTTAAGATTAGTTTCTATTATTAAGGGTTTCATGTCGTAAAGGTATGCGACATTTTTCGTAAAAACAAAATATGAGTTACAAAGCAGGTAAAAAAGAAGCAATGTTTACATAAATGTTTAAACAGGTATTTTTTAAAAATCGATAAAAAGCAATACAGTAAAGCATTTGCGAAGATTCTAAAAAAGTCCCTACAGGGTCACTAAGTATAAAAGCCGCAAACCCTTGTGAATGCGGCTTTCCTTATTCTCACTACGTTTCAGCAAAAATAAAATAGCTTCTATTAACGTCTAATAACTTCAATTACGATATATTTGTTTACAAAATTATTGAAACGATTTTTTAGACTGTTTAAACATGGATAAACTAAATCTCACTCTTACAATTAATCTTCAAAGGCCGGATAAAAACGGATGTTTCCCAATCAGAATCAGATCCTGCATCAAAAGAAAAATAAAATACTATCCCACCGGAATAGCCGTATTAAAAGAGCAATTTAAAAACAGGGAAATAGTAAAGCACCCCAACAGAGCAACGTTAAACGCTTCCCTCCGATCTCAACTGGTACAACTGGAAAAAGATTTAATCGAGAATAAAATTTTCACCAAAGAAAGACCGGCAGATTTTTACAGTTTTTGTGAGAGTAAAATAAAACAACAGAAAGCCAGGGACAACCCCTCAACCACAAAACACAAGGAAAGCTATTTAAGGAAACTCAAAAAATATAAACACTCTCTGAATTTTAGCGACATTTCACCCTCCTTTATGCTCGATTATGAGAAACACTGCAAGGAAAAAGGAAATAAACCCACAACGATATGGGGATCAATAAAATTCATTAAGACTATGATTAAAGCGGCCCTCAATGACGGAGCAATAAAAGGCAATCCCCTGAAAGGTTATAAATCCCCGGCTTATGTTGATCCGGTTCGTGATTACCTAATAGACGAAGAACTTCTTAAGATAGAAAAGTTCGCATTAAAAAGCAAAAGCGAAAAACTTGTAAAAGTGGCTAACTGGTTTTTATTTTCCTGCTATTCAGGGTTGAGGTATGAGGATGTAAGAACCTTTAATAAAAAAAGCATCATAGCAGATCGGATCATCTTAAGAACCGAAAAAAGCAAAACGGACGTATCGATTAAAATTCACCCCAAATTAAAATTAATTTTAGAAAATATCAGTAGTGAGGTAATAAGCAATCAAAAGATGAACGACTTTCTAAAAGTGATCGCCGAAAACTGCCGAATTCAAAAGAACCTGACTTTTCATTTAGCGCGGCATACTTTTGCGGTTTACTTTTTAAATCACGGGGGGAGCATGGAAACTTTAAGTAAACTTTTGGGGCATAGTTCCCTCAAAACAACCTCCATTTACGGGAAGATAACCGACATAAGGATAGATAGTGAAATGGATAAGGTCTGGGGTTAAAGCAAATCAAAGTAATCAACTGCAAGAAAACGGTATTCCTTAGTTGTATAAACAAACGTATTGTCTATCTCTTCGTCATCAATCGTTTCAATCGATTGCCTTCCAAACAGTATTCCATCGCTATCATCATAGGAAAGATCGTATCCATCTATTTTTAAACCATAATTCGCAAGAAAACAAATAAGAGGGAAAATGTGTTTTTCAGGAATTAGCCTTTCGCCCTGCACTGCTTTCCAGATCGTGCTTTGGGGAATTTTCAAAGATTCTTCCAAAGCTTTTACAGAGATGAGAGAATGTGATTTTAAGAAGTCGGTTATTATGTTGCTGTATTTTTCTTGCATAGTTGTAAAATTCCTTTGCCGGTTGCCCGGCGTTGGTGCGATTAAAATTCAATTTGGAATACACTAAATTCAGGCATATCATAGCCTCTATCTTGTTTAACAACAGACATATTTAAGCCTTCAAATAATGAAACATCTGCATCATTAGTAACGTATAGTCTTACCTGTCCGCTACCGTTTGATTTGGTGTAAGCCTTTTTGCTTTCTTCGCCCAAATGTTTAGATTGAAATTTAAAACCGGCATTATCTAAAATGCTGATTACTTTATTTTGTTCTTCGATTTTTGTCCAGAAATTTTTCATTTTAATAATTTTTAAGATTGTTCGAATAAATTGATAGAACAAAGCTAAGTGTTTATTTTGAAACGTCCAAATATTTGGACAAAATAATTATTGATATTTGTTAATAAAGTATTAATTGATAAAATAACCCACAAAAAGGATAACATTCTCCAAGTTATTAACACCTTGTTAATATTTTTAGCATTGAACATACCGGATTGCTATTTAATTTAGCGAAAACAATTACCATGAGCGCCAAACTATTTCATGCTAATATCAGAACACTGAGAAAAAAAGCAAAACTGTCTCAAAAAAAATACGCGGAAACAATAGGGGTAGAATTAAAACGATACGCCAAATGGGAGGAGGAGCGCTCCCAACCCGACATAGATAATATTGAGATTATTGCCCAATCACACCATATACCGGTGGATGTTTTATTTAATTTAGACCTTGCCAGCTTAGCAAGCTAATTTATTTAGTATATTTCTACTAAAATCATTACTAATTTTGTGAGAATGCCACCATAAAGAGCATCCTAATATGGCAAAAGAATTATTTATTAATAAACAGCGTAGAAACAGCGATGCCTAACCCTGAAAATATCGCAGCTCACAAGTTTAAAAAAGGGCAAACAGGGAATCCAAATGGGAGGCCAAGAAAACTTCCAATTATTGATGATTTACTTGCTGAAGTATTAGGCGATGAACAAAATGGAGAAACAATTGCAAAAGCTATTCTAACCAAGTTAAGTAAAAAGGCGATAGCGGGAGATGTGAGAGCGGCAGAAATAATTCTTGATCGGGCTTATGGAAAATCAAAACAGGCTATAGATTTAAAGGGACAATTAGATATTGCCACACCTTACAGCGATTCTCAGGTGGATAAAATATTAAATAGAATTCGTGAAGCAAGTAAAATTAAATCCAATAGATGTTAAATCGTTTCGTGAGTTCGCAACAGAGCAAGAACAATTAGATTTGATGCGTTCAGGTGCCGTACCAGTAGCCGCGCCAATTCTCCCCTTATGGGAGCTTCCTGAAAAAACTAATACTGTAATCTTAATCGGTGGCCGGGGAGGAATGAAAACATGGGGCGTTTCACAATTTATCGCTTACCAGTCATCGGTTAATAAAAAACGCTGCGTAATCCTTAGAGATGAACATTCACTGATCAAAGAATCTATCTTGTCAGAAATACTGCAGAGGTATGATGATATTCCATTTAATACCAATACTGAAAAACTTACCACTGGAATTAAAGATAAAGAAACCGGAACGGAGTTAGTATTTACCAAAGGGTTCAAGGCGTCGGACAATCAGAAGAAAGCCAATATGAAAGGCGTATCGAATATTGATATAGCCGTGATTGAAGAAGCGGAGGATCTGACCGACAAAGATAAATTCAACACCTTTGTAGATAGTTTAAGAAAAGACGGTTGCCTGGTGATCATCTTAATGAACACACCCGACATTGGGCATTTTCTACTCAAATCTTATTTTTATACCAATATCCCGGCACCGGTTCCAGATAAATGCCCGGAAGCACTCAAAAAAGAGTACGAAGGATATTTTGAGATAAAACCAAAAGAAATTCCAGGCTTCGTTTGTATTCATACAGGGTTTGAGGATAACGAATTTCTTCCCCAGAATATCATCGATCGCTATAAGTCTTATGGCGATCCGGAATCGCATAATTATAATCCACATTACTATCTTACGGCGATTAAAGGTTATGCTTCAACAGGAAGGAAAGGTCAGGTCTTAAGAAAAGTAAAAGAAATATCCCTAAAAGATTACATGGCTTTACCATTCAAAGAGTTCTATGGGCAGGATTTCGGTACCGCTTCACCTGCCGGGCTTGTAGGGGTCAAATTTGACAAGAATAACTGTTATGTCCGGGAGATTAACTATCTTCCAATGAATACCCTATCTATAGCGAAATTATACTGCAAACTTAATTTTGGGTTAAACGATAAGATCATCGCCGATTCAGCGGATAAAGATGCGTGTGATAAACTCGCTGCCGGCTACCAGGCTAAAGAACTCAGTCAGGAAGACCTAATGAACTACCCCAAATTATTAAGGGGATTTTTTGTTGAGAAATGCGTAAAAGGCGAAGGATCAATAAGGGCCGGCATATCAATTATGGATGGGCTTAATCTATTCGCAGTAAAAGAATCGGAGAACCTGTGGAATGAAATCCGTAATTATACTTATGATAAAGACAAGAACGATAATCTCACTAATGATCCGATTGATGACTTTAATCACTTGATCGACCCATGGAGATATGTAGCAACCGATCAACGCGGTAAACGCGAAATGTTCGGCATATAACTAAAATATTTAGCCCTGTTTTGCTAAATATCTTACTTAGTTTTGATTTATGGTCTTTACTGATGATCAAATCGCTGGAATAATTAAAACAAATCCACAAAAAAAGCTGGTAAAATACGCAC